AAAGAAAGACCCACAAATGGATTAGTTCCACCCAATTCGCGGCTTGCTGCCCTTTCATTAACAACTTCACGCCATTGAGCGCGTGTATTATTTGGATTTGACATAAAGTCAGCAGCTTCATCAGTGTAATTTAGCAATTTATTTAAAGCAACTTTTCGATCTTCCAGAAATTTGCGAAGTTCTGGTGCACTTGCGTTTTCTGGGTAAGCAGTAGCCATTGCTATGTCTAATTCAGATTGAGATAAAGCGCCGAATGTTACAGAACTAACAACATCAAGTCCCATTCTGCGCAAAGCCGAAGTCAACGCCCCACTTTGAGCAGTAATATCTGGGAGCATATTTGAATATATGCCGCGTGGCGCTCCTCTATCAATTGCAGCAATAGCTTGGTCTATATTGGTAATGCTGCCCCTAATCGTGTCAGCTTTGTCATACATCTCTTTAGCAGCTTCTTGCTGAAATTTTGCGCCTGCTGATAGACCTTCGCCTATCGCCCTGTTTTCGTTTTCGTATCTGTTGGCTTCTGCTAAAACTTCTGCGGCTTCTTCACCAACAACTTCTTTACCTTCTGGATTGATAACTGTTCGTCCCGTATCGGTTACGGTGTAAAGTGTACCATTTAAATATTTTTGAGTAGCACGAATTGGGTTTTTACTACCATCCGATCTAATTGAAAGATATTCTTTGTAAGCATCGGCTGGGGTTAAGGCTCCAGACCGTACGGCATCAAGGAGGACTTTAGCCCTTGGGTCAGTTGCTGCCGATTTAGTTAAGGCTTCAATTGTTCTGTTTTTTGTTTGTTTAGCCAAACGCTGTTTGCCAGTCTCCCGAATACGATCACCGCCACCTTGGCCCGGCGGAAGTAAATTGTCCAAAGACGCACCAAGACGTTTAAGTGGTGAAAGACCAGTTGTCTCATCTGGCGTAACAAAAGAGCTTAAAAGACCGCCAAGACCCGTTTTTTTATCGGTGTTTTGTTCTATCTTTTCTGGAAAAAAACCGTAAGCCATGCTTGAGTCTCCTGAATTGTTCATATTGTACCATGAATTTGCATAATCTGGCACTGAATTTTTAGTGTAATCAGGCCCCCAAATCCGAGGGTTGCCGACATCAAAGTGCAAAGAATTGTCATAAAAGCCAAAACCTTTATACCCAGATTTTTTTGCAGCGCTTGCAAATCGCAATTTTTCTTTTTCGTTCATGTTTGCAACGTCAATGTCTATTGCGTTGCCGTGAATGTGTTGGCTCTTTTTAGCACCGCCAACCGAATTGTTATAATCTGGGGTGCGATGACCGCTGCTTAAATTTAAACTTTGACCGTACAACTCTTCAAGACGCTGAAGCGCCTCTAAGTTTGATGGGGAAAGTTTAGAACGGTCAATCATCTATGTTTTCACTTAGGAGCAAATTCAGCGGCCAATTGCAAGTAATTAAGCAAACCGGGCTTCATACTTTCAGTGGTGCCGTATGTGTTGGCAACTCCAGATGCGGCGTCAGACATAACCCCGTAACCCTGCATAGGCGCTCCAGTATATCCAGAGTATTGAAGTTTTGCAGCGTCAATTAATGATTGCATCATCGCTTGCTGTTGTTGACCTTGCTGCATTTGTTGGTTCTGGATTGCTTGACCATATCCGAAAGATTGCTGACCCATTCCAGCCAATTGGCCAGCTGCGTTCATTTGGCTATTCATATCATTCTGAGAAGCTCCGAGAGCCGTGTTGAAGCCTTGAGCGCGTAAACGCGAAGTCTGGTCCAGAGCTTGCTGATTAAAGCCCTGCATGGTCTGCGCTTGAGCCACACCGTGCCGCGATCCGCCAAAAGCGTTAGCTTGCTCTGCTTGGTAGTCCAACTGATTTAGACCTTGAGAGGCAGCATTTCCAACGTCACGCAATGAAGCTTGCACAACTTGATTTTCATATGGGTTAGCATAGTTTGCCATTCCTGGAGCCGCTGTCTGATACATCCCCTGACCAACTCTGTTCATTGCAGCCGTTTGAGCGCCAGCCGCTTGTTGGTAAGGGTTAGTGCCACCAGTAGTTACTGTTTGTTGAGGATTTGCTCCAGCAGCCATAATAATCTCCTACTTTCCACCGCTTGACGGTTTGCTCATTTCAAGAGCAACTTGTTGATTTTGCGCCGTGTTAGAGCCTAATTCCCCGGTTAATGGGTCTACACTAAAACTTTCAAGATAGTTATATTTTCCGGGCGCGTAAGTTTTTAAATTGTTTCTAGCTTCATTAAACAATGGCGCAGAAGAATATCCTTGAACCCCATTAGCAAAAGTTGTGGGTGCTGGCAAATATGAAGCACCTCCAGTTGTGGGCATTCCAAATGCCTCTGCCATCATATCAGTTCCTTGATACGATGCGTTTTGCAACGCAGACGCTGCGGCAATATCTGGGCCAATGTAAGGATTGTAACCCATTGCAGACAAAGCTTTTCCAAGTCCAATTTTTTGCTGGTCAGCGGTTTCCGCATACTCTGGTGCATTTACTTCTTGCACGGTTGATGGGCCTTTAGCCATTTTATAAATCCTTCGCAAATTGGGTGTGCATGATTTTCCACCCCAATGGGTTAAGCGGTTTCTTCCATCCTACACGACCTGTCATTATTGCACCAGTACAGCCTTGGTGTTTTGCCCAACGCTCAACATCGCTGTCCATATCCAAAATCTGATCCAATTCACCACCAGCAAGAAAAATGTTTATAACCTTCTTTTTAGGATATACCACAATTTCAGTAACTATGCACCCCCTTGGCGCAGGCCATAGCTGCATTGCACCAGAACTGATGCCCTTTAGTATGTCTTCCCAAGTGTGAGTGCCATCACAATAAGACAAAGCATCTTCAATCCACTTTTTACAATCTTGCACTACGTTTGACATATCTACCAAGAACCTCCCGTAAGAGCATTTCTTTTCCATATGTTTGTTGAACCGTCATAAGACCCAGCACAAATATAAAAATATGCATTATCCCAGCTTATTAAACCAGATTTATCACCAGAAGCACCAAGGCTGCTAGATGGTGCAGATACCCTTAAAACTATTTCAGAAAACTCATTGCTTCTGCTTACAACAGGATAACCATTTATTTCATCCCACAGAATAATTCCATTTTCAGATGGATTGTCTCCTGTGCTTTTCGTAAACAGGCGAGGCAATTGTCGGGACAGGTAACTCGAAAGTTGCCTGCCCCATTGGGACCAATCAGGACCAAGTGGCGGGAGGACCGGGGCAGGCATTAGCGCGTACCCATCGGTTTCACTTCGACCCTCATAGTTCCAACTCTCCAAGCAGCCAATTTATCCCCTTCAATTCTCATTCTGAATTGCCTTCCGCTAAATCTTACAGAAGTTGGATTAGATGGATTAAAAGGACCATATGAGCGCTCAACATCGTTTGGATAAAAACGAGTTTTAAAAGTTAAATCTACATCTCCTTGAGTAAGTTCGTCGGGAATTACTTTAGTGACACTTAAAACCTTATCGCCAACACCAGCACTTATCGGGCCAGTTTCTGCAAATATGCTTGCACTATCTACGTTTAAACCAACTTCATGCTCTATTAAATCAACGTCATCAGAAGCAACGGCAATATTGTTGCCCATGTTGTTCCCATGCACCGTGCAGTAATATTTTAGAGCGGTTGGCGCGTTGGAAGCCACAGTAAGTGTTACAGTTGCACCAGCTTGGCCCTGAGTTCCAACGACTACAACGCCAGTAGAATAACTACTATCGTCAGAGTTTTTAAATCTTAAAGGATGCCCATTATTGGTACTATCACTTACATCAAAAATATAAGTATTACCTGTTAAAAGGCTTAGAATTGGGTGGCTTGTACCGTCAACATGAAAGTAATTTGATCCGCCTACGTTAGCAACTGTAATTGCAAATGTTGTAGTTGTAGCTTTCGCGCCAGACCTTGCCATGAATGGATATTTAAAAACGCCTCGCTGAACCCCAGATGTTCTTTTTAAATCACCTATAAGCCAATGCTGTTCTTTGTAATCAAAGGCAACGTATCTGTCTATTTCCACGCTATTAGCAGATGGATAAAACCACCAAATCTCACCAAACTGCCCATTGTTTAAAGCCCAAATCTTACTTTGTTGCGCTGGGTTCATATCCCCAAAGACATAATCATGTACCTCGCATGGAACTTCTTGAACAGAGTTACCATTAAACATATAAAACCCACGCTGACCCATCCAGAATACGCCAGCGTCCACATCAGCCGCGCATGTTCTCGAAATAGCCCCACACGAAGTACCAACGCGCTCAAATCCGTAAACATATGGGGGTCCTTGATAACGCGCTGTGTGGGCGTCTACGTCAGTCATAATCAAAGTTTGGCCTTTTGTTCTTATTGCCAACATAATTTGACCAGAGGTTTGCAATTCAATATCGCCAGCTTCATTATTAGCAGCAGCAGTCCAAATAGTGTTATTTTCCCTATCACACCACGCAATTTTTCTAGGGTTTCCACCGCTTCCAAGTGCAAATATAAATCGTTCTTCAGTTACAACTAAACTTGAGTTGCCCAAAGGTGCATTTAATATGGCAGCAGCGTCTACAGCAGCATTTAACCGCCACTCAAGAATGCGTCCATCATCCGTATTGCAAGCAACAAGGTATTCGCCCCAATTATCTATGCTCCAAGTAGTAGCTTCAGAATAGTTTCCATAATCGGGTCTTGGTTGACCATAATAACTTGTCCCATAAAAACCGTAACCATAACCAGTTACAATTTCTGCATCTGCCCTTCCAGTAGCTAAATTAGAGGGCGCAACGTCTGTGACAGTGTTTGATCCTGTCATTACGTTCAGTTCTGTGTGCGATCCTCCAGCAAGCCAAGCAGTTCCATTATTAGCTTCCCATGAATGCATACCCCTAATTGGATTTGTGCTAAAATTAACTTTACGTTCTTGCCAGCCACCAATCGGACGCAAGGAACCGTCACGCCAACGGACAAGGCTTCCATCGCGCCATCTACCAGAAGCATCGTAATCTGTGCCGTTTCGGTAAAAGCCTGCTGGAATTTTAAGTGGAACTAGTGCCATTTTGGCTCCTTACGTTTTCATAATATAGCAAAGAGCATAGTATGGCGGCAAATTAGCGTCAGTGGCACTAGCGCCCGTGCTATCAGTTGAACCGCTAAGTGCGTGATTATGTGAGTCAGACAGGGTGTATAGGCTAGCGGTAGATTGCCCACCATCTGCACCCCCACCTTGCCCACCTACAACAGAGAACGCACCTGTGGCTGCTGGAGGCTTTGAAGCCATAAGAGAGCCTGAGAGGTTATGCGTATCTGTAGTCGCACCAGTAAGTGCGTGGGTGTGAGCGGGTATAATAGCATCAGCAGAACCACCAGATGCGCCAACTGCGTAAGTATCCCCTGCACCAATTACAAAATTATTGCGAAGATTAGGCGTACTATTGCTTCCGTCACAAATCACATATCCAGTAGGAATGGCGTTTGCAGCGCCAGACCATAACATAATAACGCCAGCTGGAATGACTTGTATTGTATTTAATTGAGTTTGAATGTTGCTGGTAACACCTGTTACAAAATTCAATTCTGCCGTTGACGAAGTAGCGCCAGTAAGTTTGTTTAACTCTACCGTAGACGATGTAAGACCATCTAATTTAGCAATTTCTGCCGCCGTAACTGGTCCAACTAAAGTATCAATTGCATCTAATGCAGTATTCCAAGTTGTTCCCCATGTGTCTTCCGAGCCGCCAACTGTAGGTTTAGCCCAGCCTTGATTTGTTGTATTTGCCATTTATTCATCCGTCCATATCGTTGTCGCTTTACCATCGTTAGTCCACGTTGAGCTTGCATCGCCCTGTTCAGTCCAAATATCTGTTGCGATGGGTTCTGGTTCCCACAAAAATCTTGCATTTGCAGTCACTATAGCAGAAAATGCAAAAGATGCACTAGTATGTTGCAGTCGTATCAAAAGAGCAGAAACTGATAGCGCTGATAAAATCTGAGCAGAAGTTTCTTTAATGGCTGGAACAACTGCTGAAATATTAAAGGTTGCAATAATAGAAGCAGCAATATTCTTAACACTTGAAGCTAACGCACTAACAGTTAGCGCAGAGGTTATAGAACTAGATGCACTCGAAAGAAGCACAGCCCCTGCGGTTACAGATAGTTGCGCTGTAATTAATGCGCTATCGTCAAATATGTCACCTTGAGCATATCCAGATATCCAATAGTCTGGGTCAACGTAGTAGGATTGAGGCATGATCTACTCCGGTGTTGCAGGCCAAGTAATAGTGTTAGGAAATCCAGCCTGCTGTGGAACATCCCTAAGAGCCTGACGGTATGCTGTCATATCAGATGACATTGTGAGGTCACTTGCAGAAGTCCAATCTGTTTTTGCTAAAAGGGAGTTACGCTCACTTCGGGCTTTATCAGCATTAAAAGCGGGTAGTGCAGCCAGATAGCTTGCGTATGAGGTTTCATCTTTATTCGCCATGTTTTATTCCCTTATTGAAATTTGTAGCGGAATATTGCAATACCAGCTGACCCAGTGCCACCGCTATTATTGCCAAAAGCACCGCCACCGCCAGACCCAATTCCAGTCGCATTAACACCCTGTACTGCGCCAAGGTTGCCACCTGCGCCACCGCCGCCAGACCCACCTAGTCCACGACCGTTTGCCCGCCTGTCGTGATAACCACCGCCACCGCCGCCACCAGCGTAGGTAACAGATGCTCCTGTTATGGAATTAGCTAAACCGTTGCCACCCGCACCACCTGTATCTGCTAAGGGTTGGTCTTGGCCCACTGCACCAGCGCCGCCTCCTCCCGAAGAACCGTTACTAGTTTGTCCTCCACCCTTATTCCCCATAAATACTTCTGCGGTACCACCTTGGCCATTATTGCCACCAGTGCCTCCGCCAGAACCACCAAAACCACCTTGAGCACCTTGTTTAGACCCAGCGCCGCCCCCTAAGGTTGTAATCAAAAGACCAGTAGGGGTTTGTAAGCCAGTTGCCTCGCCATTATTAGCCGAGCCACCTCCTGCGCCAATTGTGACTGTACAGGCAACTGGAGAAGCTACAGTGAACTGAGAAGGTCTAAACCCACCTGCGCCACCCCCACCACAACCATCATAAGTCCCAGTTGCTGCGCCCCCGCCACCTCCTCCACCAACGAACAAGTAATCAACTGAACCCGCTGCTGTAATGTTAAACGTGCCGTTTGAGGTAAATGTGTGTACTTTGTAATCACCATCTGTGGTCACTGTTCCACCTGTGGCTGCAACAAGACCCGCTGCAACTACACCTATGTTGCTCCACACGTTAGAACCAGCGGTAGCATTAGTACAAACATACATTTGACCAGAGGTCTTATTAACCCAGATGTGACCCAACCCAGATGTAGGGTTAGTGTTGGCAGCTGGATTTGATGTTGCTACCGTTGTGTCTGATAACCCCGAAAAAGTAGCAACTAAACCAGTTAAAGCTGCACCAGAAATAGCAGGTAAAGCCCCTGTCAGCTGTGCTGCTGGTAGGTTAGTCAGATTGGCGGCGCTTCCGTTAGGTGCTAGCGTATTAGTTACATTAAAAGTCTTATATGCAACAATTTCTAAGATATCATTAACTGCTGCGCCCGTAGCCAGCACAACATTCGTCGCGTTCGTTGCCGTGTAGTCTGCGGCGGCTAGCTTGACGCCATTTAAGAAAACGTCAAGAAAACCCGGTTCGTAGCCTATTGTAGCAAAAGAAGTTTGGTTCGCCGTTGCTGTAAAAGCCTCCCGGGTTTGGGTGGCCTGTGGTACTGGTACTGTGCCTATGTATCCGGACATGATGTCCTCCTATGCTGCTTGGAATCGGTATCTAATAATACAAACACCTGATCCACCTGTTGAATTACCAGCACCAGCGCCACCGCCCGTGTTTGCACCACCTGCAGCACCAGTACCATAATTAACGGCACCACCGCCACCACCAGCGCCACCAGCACCAGCAGAATTGTTTCTGCCGTATCCACCGCCACCACCAGCTCTAGTTACAGAACTACCTGAGATAACGTAGGCTAGACCAGCGCCACCAGCGCCACCATTTGAACCCGAACCGCCAACTTGCCCAACAGCTCCTGCGCCACCGCCACCACCACCTTGAAAATTAGCCGATCCACCGCTAGCGCCGCCGTCATTACCTTGCCCAGAAACAGAGCCTGTTGTTCCAGTGTAAACACCGCCGCCAGAGCCGCCCGAAAGAGAACTGTAGGCATTGTCATATGTCCCCGGATATGACCCGCCTCGTCCACCGCCACTAGATGTTAAACTAAAGCCTGTTGAATTTGCTCCGGGTGCGCCCAAGGCCGAGCTAGAACCGCCGCCAGCGCCAATAACAATGCTATAAGACGTTTCACTTACAGAAACACTAGCTCCATTAGGGGTTTTGGGAGTTTCTGCGCCATAATACAATAAACCGCCTGCACCGCCGCCGCCTGCCCCGCCGTCCCCCGAGGATGTGGCGCCCGTCCCGCCGCCGCCTGCAATTAACAAAACCTCAACAGTCCCGATAGCCCCTACATTAAGTACAGTAAAAGTCCCAGAGGAGTTAAACGTATGTACTTTAAAGTCTCCAACAGTAGTAACTGCACCTCCAGTGGCTTCCATTTGACCGGGCTTGGTGCCAGACCCATCGCCTACGTTAGTCCAAACATTAGAACCTGCCGTGGCATTCGTTAAAACATACACGTTACCAGAAGTCTTATTAGCCCAGATGTGACCCACGCCAGACGAGGGATTGCTGTTTCCTAGAGGGTCAGACGTTGAGACAGTTGTGTCTGTCAGTTCAGAGAACTCACTTGCGCCTCCATTGGCGTTGTCTCTTGCCTTAGTCATCTACTACGTCCCATGATGTAGTACCCTCGTTCCAAGTGTAAACCTTACCGTCATCGGGGTACGCAGTTGGGGCTTCCCAGATGCAGCTACCGTCATTCAACGTCCAGCTTGGGTATGGCTGTGGTGCATAGAAAGCATCCCGTTCAGCATCGTATGTTGAGCCAATGCCAGCATAATTCTTGCGAAGAGGTGTTTCTCCGTTTGCATGAACACCGCCGTAGGTGTTGTAGGATGTTTGTATCCATTGACCTGCGCTGCTGTCCACGAATGTATCAAAGAAATCAGCCTCCGCCACAATTACTTGCTCTACCAAGCCGTTATTTACTTTTGCGTAATGCGCCATGCTTTATTCTCCTATTAAGTTAGATAGCGAATGATTAGGATACCAGAGGCGCCATTAGAACCAGCACTGACATTGGTGTTGTTGCCTGCGCCGCCGCCGCCAGTATTTACCTGTGCGTTAGCAGCAATGCCACTAGCAATTGAGCTTGCGCCGCCGCCATCGCCTCCGGGTGATGCACCGGGACCGCCTGCGCCTCCACCAGCGTAGTACCCTGAGTCTCCTGTTGACGTTGCGGTTGCCCATGCGGAGTAGTCCAAACCATTACCAGCCTCACCACCGTAAGTTCCACCGTTTGAGGCAGCTGCTCCAGCACCGCCGCCACCACCACCGCCAGCAGCTCCATTTGGGTTGTCACCACCCGCTTTACCTTGACCTGATGTTCCGTTGGCTCCTTCGCCACCAGCGCCGCCGCCGCCTCCAGAACCGCCGCTAGTACCATCAAAATCGTATGCTTGGGAATTTAAGGAACATCCTCCCCCTCCGCCGCCTACGGCAGCAGTAAGACTTGCAAAAGAAGAGTTTACTCCAAGGCCGCCCCCGCCATTATAACCCCCTCGTGTTACTCCACCTGCCCCAACGGTTATAGCATAAGACCCTGTGCTTATTGTTGTAGACGCTTGTATAAGACCACCAGCGCCGCCGCCGCCTCCGTAATAGCCATAGCCCCCGCCATTACCGCCACCGCCACCGCCACCAGCAACAATAAGATAATCGGCTGACCTATTTTGCCCGACAACTGCAAAGGTTCCAGAAGACGTAAAAGTATGATAAGTATAAGAACCAGAAGTTGTTTTAGTTCCGCCTGTGGTTTCAAAAGGCTCAATAGCCCCACTACCATCACCTACGTTAACCCAGACATTAGAATTAGCGGTCGCGGTTTTAAGGATATACATTTCACCAGAAGTCTTATTAGCCCAGATGTGACCCACGCCAGACGAGGGGTTAGTGTTGAGAGCAGGGTCAGACGTTGAGACAGTTGTGTCTGATAACCCAGAAAAAGTAGCAACTAATCCTGTAAGATTTGCACCAGAGATTGCAGGTAAAGCCCCTGTCAGCTTGGCTGCGTTAAGACTGCTTGCGGGTTTTAGAAACGCAGCATCTGCCTCTGTCCGAGTGTAAGCGTCTGCCACTTGAAAACTAGGGTTGCTTATTAATACTACTTGGTCCCCGTTTATTGCTGCATTAGTAAGGGTGACTACAACGCCATTTGCTGAGTAGTCAGTATTTTGAACTAGGCGGATGCCGTTGTGGAACACTTGGAGTGACAGAAGGTCATGCGCAAAGCTAAATGCAGTGGTGCTTGTAGTTACGGCGAAAACTTCTTTGCTTTGAGCTTGAGCAGTTATTCCAGCGTTTACTGGTCCAGTGTACCCAGCCATTAGATTATCTCCTCTGCTATTAAGTCTACTGTTGATCCACTGTCTGTTGTTACAAAAGTGTATGTCACTTTATCGTTATGTGATGTAGAGCTAGGTGTGCCAGAAACTTCTGCTGGCATAGTTACGGTTGTGGCAGCGCCTATTTCGTACTGAAATACAGTGTCGTTGGCACTACCTATAACGAACATCCTACAACCATCAGCCCTAATGAACATCCCTGAAGGGGAATTTTCTTGACCACCCACAGAGAAGCTATGTACGTAAGTGGCTGTAGTAACATTCCAAGCTGTACTTAGGGTGTACTCAAAGACAGCTTTACCAGAGTCGCCCAACACGTACATCTTAGTACCCGTGGTGTTAAGGGATACGTTGTGTGGGCCACCTTCTTGAGCAGATATAGAGAACGCCTGCGAGTAGACCGCTGTGGTAACATTCCAAGCTGTGCCTAAGTTGTACTCTAATACGTTGTCACTGACAGACCCCATAAGATACATCTTAGTTCCATCAGGCTTGAAGAACAGGCCCTCTGGCCGTGTTTCTTCACTCCCTGTCGTAAAGCGTGATGTGTAAGTAGCTGAAGCGACATCCCAAGCTGTGCTTAAGGTGTACTGGTGAACTCTCCCTGAGAGGTAGTTACCTGAGATGTACATCGTTAGTCCATCTGGTTTGAAGAATAAACCTCTTACGCTAGTCTCTTGAGCGGAAAAGTTTGGCGAGGCGGTGCTAAAAACAGCACTAGTAACGTCCCAAGCTATAATTAGGTTATACTCAAAAACCTTATCATCCGCATCATCCGCAATGTACATCTTAGTGCCATCTGGTTTGAAGAACACTTCTTCGGGGGCGGTTGCCTTAGCTGTAACGCTAATCCCATTCGTGTAAACAGAAGCAGTCACGTTCCCAGCATCTAAGTTAGGTGTCACACAGCTGTATCTCCAATTAGCTGTTGTTGGGACACTTGTAAAATTAACCGAAGTATTAGCAGTTAAGCTCTCACTATCGAAGTAGTTATTTGCGCCTACATTTAAAGATGCGGAATTAGTCACTGCTATCGTATTACCCATAGCATTCCCATGAACGGTACAGTAATAGCTCAAAGCCACTGGAGCATTAGCTGCAACAGTGAGTGTAACTTTAGCACCTGCCTGCCCCGGAGTTCCAGTAACCACAACCCCTGTGGAGTACGAGCTACCTGCAGCGTCTTTAAAACGTAGTGGGTGTCCAGTGTTTGAGCTATTAGACAGATCAAAGATGTAGATGTATGTTCGAGATAATGTTAATTTAGGGTATGCTACCCCGTCAATAAAATACCTATTAGCCCCACCAGAAGATGCAACGGTTACAGCGTAAGTTGTAGTAACCGCATCGCCCGGACCTATGGCAGTTGTTTGTGGGTTAAAAGGTGAAGGTACACCAATTTGAGAAATGACAACTAAGTCTGATTGTTTACTCATTAGGTCTGCTCCAGTACGCTTACAATAACATCGCATGAAGAGGCAGTATCCGAAGTAACAATAACTGTGTCAGCTGCTTCCAAAATAACCTTACCATCTAGGACGGACAAAGCTGAACCTGTTGGGATTGCTACGTTCTTAACAAGATAAACGCCAGCTGTTTGAACATCTACCCTAATTTGAGAAGAAGTTTTATTTGCTAAGTTACAACCAATCATTACCGAAGTAGTGGAACCGGGTACTGTGTAAGTCGTTGTTGCACCCGTTCCTACGGAAGATGATGTGTAGTTCTTGAACGTGTTTGCCATTTTTTATCCTAACGCAATTGCGAGGGCCAAAGCATTACTTTCGGCGGCTGCTGCTGTTGTATAACCCGCTAAGGCATGATCGCCCCAACCATATGCCGTATCTGCGTTTGTGCCTTGGGCGGCTGTTGCGTAATCTGTCTGATTAAATGCTTTTACTTGAGAAAGGTTTGTAATCTCGCTATCCATCAAAGCGCCAGCGGCGGTTACATTAGCCGATCCAGTAACGTCTGCGTTTGTTGAAATAGTATCTAGTTTAGTACCGTCTGTCGAAACATTACGACTATCAAATGTTGAGTTAGTTGTAATAGCGCCTGTCATTGCGCCGCCAGAAAGCTCTAACTTATCATTATTTAAATTGTTAAAGTTGGCATCAACTTCATTGTGGGTTAATGACGAACCCTTACCAGATCGTGTTACAATGGTTGCCATGCGTCACCTTAATCTAAAGTTATATCAATATCGCCAGCCGGGATACGAAGAATGTCAGCAGTGTCGATTGTTTTAGGTGTAGCCAAGGCCGCGTAAGCAATCTGAGTGCCATTGGTTGAAGCATCAAATATTGCAATGTAAGAGATTGTACCCCAAGAGCCTGTTGCAGCTGGAAACTCAATAATATTGCTAGTAGTTCCAGTGTTTCCACTTACAGTGAATGTGGCAGACTTTCTGACATATCCATTTCCAGAAATTTCTGTTCCACCCTGCCCCTCCCCGGGATTAGATGTAAATAATCCAACATACCATGCTGTGGGGCGGGTAACTGAAGAAGCAGTAAAAGCGTAATTCAGAATGTGTGTTTCATATGTATTGGAAAAGCTCACGATAGCCCCCTGATTTTTAAGCGGCGGCCAGAGCCACCAGATTTAACTGCTTCACTTTCAACATTTATAGCATCAATTGCACTTTGGTGCAACGCAGCCCAAACTGGCAAACGACCATCATCCCCAAGATAAGGTGCAGAATGGATTAAAGAGCCATAAAGATATGCATCTTGAAAATTAGACAAAAGCCAATTGGATGTATTGGTATCACTTAACCTATCAATTTTGCTATAGTAATAAAGTTCCGTAGGGTACGCCTCAGCTGGAGTTGGAAAAAGTTCTATTTCTCCAGCGGTAAGTGCATAGAATAATGGAAGTCCAGAGACATTAGCACTTTTCGATCTTCGGTCAAGAATTTCCCCTTGGCTTATTAGATCAAGTGAGGAAGTCTTATTACTAGTTATACCGAACCTAATAATTTGTAAAAAATCATCTGGGACTTCGTTATATCTTGAGTTTAAATTTGCGCTACTGCGCTTTTCTTGACGCCAATGACGAACAGCACGGTTCATGTTATCTTCCGCCATTGAAATCCATGTGGGTATAATTGCTGCGCTATCGTCCCTGTTAATAAACAAAGCGATTGTAGATTGCAATTCTGCGTATGTTGCTATTGTCATTACTGTAACAATCCTTGCCTTTGTTGCTCTTCATTAGCACGTTTCTGCACTTCTTGTAAGGTTAGTAAGCCAGCTGGGGCAATCCCTACAGCCGCTGATAAGTTTTTTAGGTGACGAAACTCTGGGTCAAAACGGGCAAATTTAGAGCGAATTTTGCGTGGGTCACCCACGTTAATAACGTCTGATGGTAATTGAGATTGTGCAAGCCTTTCATCGGCCATTTCACTAGTTTCACCAAGATATTGTTTAATATTTGGGCCGGGGTCAACAACGTCCTCAAATATTACACCGGGCAAACGCTGCTCTCCAGAACGAGAAACAATCTCATCGGTACTCATTCGGTTTGATTGCGCGTCATTCTTGAGATAACCAAGTTCATCAGGAAGACCACTTAACGGAATATGACTGTAAAATTCTCCACCTGCCTGCACCACGGGGAAGTCAGAGCCGCCGCGCACCAAAACTGGATAAATAATGCCGCCATCTCTGCCAACATAACTGTCGGCAACAGCAGGGCTGTCGCTTAGGAATGCTCCTCTTGTGCTTCTGTCAAAGCCCGAAAAATCAAGATTTGACCCGTGAAAATAGTCTCCAAGATTTTCTTGTTCAGACGCCCTAGTCATTCGCGCCTCTTGGCTCATATCGAGTGGCGTATTAGCAAACATATACTGATCATCAGCCGCAGCCATCATTTGCTCAGTGACTTCATCTGATCTACCAGCGGCGCGTAATTCTAATATATCTTTTGCAATTTGTTCCGCGTTATTTTTAGCATCGGGCAAAAGTCTAGTTGTTGAGGTTAGCTTTTTTTGCATATCTGGCGACACAAGGTTTACTGAAGACATATCATCAATCGCCGCAAATACATCGTCAAGCGTTGCGTTGGGCTGGCCAACGGGACGCCGACCAAGCCGATATGCAGTTGTTGCAGCGGCTTTAGATGAAACCTGACCCCCCATCATTGGAAAATCTTTCATAACTTGCGCCTGCAAATTTTGGCCTAAACCTTTGCCGCGTGACTCATCTGGGACCACAAGATCAAGCACGGAAGCGCTACCGTCTGGGCGAACAACAACCTCCATCGTTGATTTGCTTTTGGGGTCAGTATAGCGAACCCGCTCTGAACCTTCGCCAAAAATCCCAGAGGCGTCTTTTCGGGTTACATCAAAGTCACCTTTCGGCTTGAACCGCACATTACCCAACAGCGAACCCATAGCATCCGGGTCAACCTCAACACGCTTGACCGTATCAAGCAAACCTTGCGCACCAGCCTTCACAGCTTTTGCAGCTGCATCGCCAACGCCGGGTATCAAACCAAGAACAGCCGTTCCACCCAACAATCCAACCAAACCCCAATTAGGGCTATCTGAAGTTGCTTCTTCCCAAAGCTCCTTTACAGCCATTGCGTCACCAAGTATTGGCGTCATCTCAGCTGCAAATCGGGCTGCATCCGCACCAGTAAAGTCACGTTCGCCATTTCGGCGCATTTCGGCGCGTTTAGCAAAATATGCTTCGCGTTCTGAGGCGCGGCGCGAAAGGTATTCGTCACGACTTGGTGAATCAAGCAATCCAGCCATCAAACAATCCCTTTATTGTCCACGCAAACGCATTTCATTCTTGTGAGCTGCTGAGTTTCTGTACCCAAACCGACCATCATTTATAAGACGCGGCCTAATGCTATCTTCAAGAGCTTCTTCGTCGCTTTGAGTTGAATACGGCATGTTGTTCCAAATTTGCAATAGACTTGCAGGGCTGTCATCAGCAAGGGTTCCGTCTGGCTTATATTGCTGGCTATAAACTTGTTCTTCATATTTACGAACATCAGCGGGATTTTCAACTCTGCCACCGCCTTTACCGCCAAAAGCGTTTACTACTCTGCCACCCGCTTTATAAACTTGGCCCAACAAACTTTTTTCCATAAAATTCGTTACAGTATCATTAAGAATACCCATGTAAATCTCCTTGGTTATTGAGAATATAACACAGGTTCAATTGTTATGCGATACCTTTAAGGTTTCTGCGTATTGGTTCACCCCAATCAGTCTGTTTTTGATACCCGACAGCCATATACCTAAAACTGTCAGCAGCGTGTGAAGTCCAATCGTGAAGCGGCCTTCCCCGCCATGTTTTGAGTTTTTCATCAAATTCTCTGCGATATTGGCGAAGTGCTTCAACACCTCTGTCGCATTTTTTAATGTCAAACCAGCATCGAGAGATCATTGTTCTAACAGACTGAATGCCATCTTCTACAGCAAGCATAGGTGCAATTGTAATGTTTTTTATGCCCAGCGCATCTAGGGTTTCCAAGCGACTTTTACCCGTTCCAAGTTCTTTAACTCTCACATCATGCGGTAAAATATGTTCAGAATAAGCATATCCTTTTTCGTTTAGAACTTTTGCATAATGATCTAAGCCAACTCCACTGTTTTCGTAATAATCTATTACTCGCACCTCTTGGCCAACAAACTGTGCAAACCAAATGGCAGTGCTATCACCAATGCCCAAATCCCAAGAGGTTATTACACTAGCCCCGGGATCATATGGAACATTAGTTACTCTTTCGTCAGAAGTTGCCGTTTTCATTTCTTGAGCATAAAAAGAACCTTGAATAGCGGCCTCAAAACTGCACTCAAATTCTTGTTCAAACCTATCTGGCCCCATTGCCCTTTTAGCTTCTTCAAGTTCTTCAGCGTCTAATATACCTGTTTCAGATGATTTAAAAATATCGCAATACCAATCAGGATGCGATTTTGCGTAATGGTATGTGTCCCAAAACTCATTTTTTCCTTTTGGCGTCCCTATAAATGTAGCGCGTCCCTTTCGATCAGCCAAAGCAGGCCGTATTACAGTGGGCCAAGCAGATACTGGAAAGTCAGCGGGTTCATCCAAAACAACGCTGTCAAAATAGAGGCCACGCATAGCGTCATAGTTATCCGCACCAAACAGTCGGACCCTAGCACCGTTGGCAAAATCTACACGCAATTCAGCAATATTAATTTCAACGCCTTCAATGTCTTTGGTATATTCTTTTAGGTAATCCCAAACGATTGCTTTGGCTTGCCGATAGTACGGGGCAATATAAGCGCAACGAACATTTTCGCGCTGTATTGTTAGAGCATCGCGGATTAAGTCATTAATAGCCGCTACTGTCTTGCCAAAGCGCCTGTGAGCCACAATTACCGCCCAACGCTGCTTCCGTGCATGATACGCCTTTACATGCTTTCTAGGTCTGTACTTAATTGTCTTGGTCGGCATCGCTTAACCACTTGTAGGTAATAACGTGTTCGCCACCATCTCCAGAACCATTGATTTGCATTGGAAGAACTTTGCCCATCAAAGTCATAAACCCGTTGGGGTTTTCGGTTGCTTGAAATTCAAGGTAGGAAACCATTCCAGCATTACCCATAGAGTTGCCAGCTTTCTCAGCA